CATCCGCCAGGAAGTCAGCAATGGCCTTGCAGCACTGCAGGTATTGCCACGGGTCAGACGCTGCTCGCCACAGGTCAGAGCGGTCCAGGGGCCACTCAGCGATCGCTTCGATCTGATCCAGGTGGGCGCGGCCCCACTGCACCCGCTCATCCCAGCTGCCGTGGCCCAGCCCGTAGTGCCCTGCTGCGGCCGCCAGCAGCTGTTCAAACGCATCGTCATCCATCCGTTCGCCATGGGCAAACGAGACCAGCGCCTTCTGGTGATCAGGGCCCTGGTGCCCCAGCACCCTGCTGCTCGCATACAGCCGGCCTCTGAAGTCGAAATCGTGCTTCAGCCAGATCGGCCTGCCAGCCACCTCCTCCCCCTGGCGGATGGCTTCTTCAATCCGGCAGCGCAGCGCTGCCTCCTCTGGCAGTGATCCGAACCCTTCAGGGTCCCGGCTGACTGGGAACAGACCCGGCATGTTGCAGTCCCATGCCTCACGCTGCAGCCGCAGCATCCAGGGGTCCACCCTGAGCTCCTGCCGCTCAACCGTGTTCACCACCACCAGCGCCGTCTGCACGCCCTCTGGGGTGATGTGATCCATCGCCATCGGCTGACGGCTGGTGATCAGCGCCTTGCTGCCACGCTTCAAACCCGTCCACGGCTCCGGTGGAATCAGAGACGGCAGATCACGAATCGGCAGCGGCCATGGCAGCTCAGCCTTGATCAGCTCCGTCACGGCCTGTGTCGGCAGCACCGGCTTGTCCTTGCCCTGCCCGAAGGTGATCAGCCCCAGTCGCTGGGCAATCACCTCCAGCAACAGGTTGCCCACACCCGTCTGCTCAGCGACCGTCCACCCCGATGGTTCCAGCCGCAACTGACGCATCACACGGGCTGACACCGCACGCTTGCCGAACTCCTTTCGCAGGTGGCGGAACAACGCATCGCCTCGATCCTTGGTGATTCGTGTGGCCTCGAGCTCCTGCTGCAGCGCACGGCCAATCGCTCTGGCCAACGCTGATCGCTTCGGTCTGGTGGTGATCTTGTCCACCACCACGCCCAGCACGATCAACGAAATCGACCGTGGGCCCCGGTCACAGAAGTGCAGCAGCAGCGGCCAGTGGGCGTAATACAGCCCCGGCTTCTCTGGATCTACCACCAGCTCGCTGAGCAGCTCATCGAGGCTCAGGGACAGCAGCTCGGCGTACTCCTTCATCAGCCGTGCACCGGGCCTGGTACGGCTGACCAGACCACGACCGATCAGGGCCTTGTGCTGGTTGGCCGCGGCCTCCTGGGCACGTCGGATCTCCCGCCGTTCCCTCTGCCGCTGCAGTTCTTCCACCGGGGTGGACGCGGCATTTTCGGTGTTCAAGGCGCAGAGTTGGGTGCTTTCAGCACCAATTCCACCCCACCTGTGCAAGGCACTGCCAGTGGTCAGCTGATGCAGTGTTGGCCCAGTTCCGGCGCTTGCTCTGCAGTGGTGGGATGCTTTGCAGCGCTTTTTAAGTCCGCTGCGTATACCATTCCGCCATGCTCCCGCCCTGTCATAGCAAGGGATCTGGGGGATCCCCTGCTCACCGTATGCGGCAGTCTGCCGACATGCGTCAGGCGAATTGCCGAACCGGTGGACGCAGGCACCTTACAGGCGCTGGCCGGGTCATTTCAGCCAGCAGCTCGCGGTATCGCTGAGCTTGCTCGAGCGCCATCGCTGCCACCTCATAGGGGTCAGCACCGGATTCAACTAGCTGCTTCCTGATCTCTCTGACTTCGCGCTGAGCAGTGGTCATGACAACCTCCTGCAAGGGTTGGACAAACTGTAACCAACTGTCGCAGTGCTTAGGAATACGGTTGGCATACTGAGCACAGCACCACCCTCAACCCATGTCAGAACTCTCCAAGGAACTGGAAGACCTGCACCGCGTTGTGGTGCGTGCGGTCCGTGATCGCGTTGACACTGACGGCTCGGCTGATGACCTGCGGCTGGCCATGCAGCTGCTCAAGCAGAACGCCATCACCGCCAACCTGGGTATTTCAGGGCCCGATGAACTCAAGAGCCGCATGGCCGGCAAGCTGAACTTCAGCGCCATCAACGACAAGAAGGTGCTGCCCTTCAGGCCCGCCCCCCAACCGTCTGCCGACTCACACCCCCATACGAACGAGTCATCTGACGCGGTTTGAACCCCAACGCCAGCGCATCAACGCTGGCACCGGTCTCATCCATCAAGCACTGACGGGACCAATCCTCGATCTCACCCTGGCGGGCCTGCTGCTGCTTGCGCTGGTCCTGGGCAGCAGCCTCAGTGAAGAACGCGACCGCCAGGCTCAAGCTGTCGATCCGGTCATCGTGCAGCAGCGCACCACGCTCAGTGGTAATCCGGCTCAGCTGGTACATCAGTGAGCGCTGGTGGCCCTTCTCCGGGTCCCGCTCAGCATCGCGGTAGTCCTTCCTGATCAGCTCGCTGCTCACCACCAACCGGTGCTGCTGCACCACTGGGGCCAGCGTGTCCACGATCCTGCGTTCCTTCTGCTGCGTCACGCGCATCTCCTCAATGCCGCAGGGATGGATCCGGTTCATCACCGGGCTGAGCAGGGCCGTAAAAATGCCGTCGCCATAGTTGGACTCCGCGACCACTTGGCTGACGCCCCAGCGCTTCGCCCGGTCCGCCAGAAGCGTGAGCACCTCCTCCGCATACCCCTGAGTGGTGCCGCCGCACTCGAGCAGGAAGAAGTTGCCGTTCAGCTCGGCCAGCACCGAATACGCCAGCTCGTCCTGGCCGCGGCCAGACGGGTCAATCGCAAGCACGCACCGCCAGGTCTCCTCTTTCGAGATCCAGCCCTGCGTGATCATCGGGCGGCTGTACCACCGGTCCGCGCCAAGGCCGACACAGATCAGGTCGTTGATGCGCTGGTCAGGCCCTGACGCCCAGGTGACAACCTCCGGCAACGCCTTGCCATCCAGATCCAGAACGATCAAGTCACCCAGTCGGATCGGGTAGCGGTCCAGGGTGGAGAGCCTGCAGTTGAGCTGCCACTGCAGCTGCACCGATGCCCTGGTCATGGACATCTCGCGCTTCAGCAGCTCGTCATGGCCGAAGCGCTCGGGATCCGTTGGGTCGCCAACCAGAGAACGGTCCTCCTCAACCTCGGCCGCCATGAGAGGGTCCAGGCAGCCCTCGTACGCGTCCCATTCGTCCTCGCTGTCAGGGTTGGGATAGCGGGCAGGCCAGTAGCGCTGCTGATAATTCCTTTCTCGCCTGAGCTTGATGTAGAGGCTGCTCTCAAGGTGAGGAGTCCCGAGAAAAATTGTTTGTTTCGGCAGCTCGCCTTCCACCTCCGGCTTGCGAATACTCTCCAACTCCGTCACAGCTTGCGCCAATCTTTCCTGCTTCAGCGCAGAGATCGAATTAGCTAAAGTTTCGATGTCGTCGGCAACAGCGCAGGTACAGCGCTTGCCAGTCAGAGAAGGAGACAGGATGCCGACAGCCCGAACAGAGGGGCTCTGATCAACGATTGCAGGCCCGACATCCCAGGCACTGACAGAGCTTCGGCCATCGGCCAGTGGTTCAAGGCAGCGCAACACGTCCACATCCTTGACCAGCCTCAGCATCCATGTACTGATCTCCTCGGCCTTGTCGGCAGTGGCGCCAACAAGGAGGATCTTCTCTCGGTACGGGTCTCTCCTCAAGCGCCACAGGGCGTAGCAGCCAGTCATGAAGCTCTTGCCGCACCCCCTGTAGGCCGTCACGATCTGTCGATCTGGCCCATTCTCCAAATAGTCAAGGATGCTGATCTGCTGTTTGGTGGGATACTCCGCCAGATTCAGCTCACGCAAGATGTACGTGGCGAAGTGAGTAAGCGGCTCAAGCTCTGGCGGCAGCGGCTCCCATTGCATGTCGCTTCAAATACTCAACCGCTGCCTCAAGCGTACCGGTGTTATCTGAGAAGCACCCGAGGCCGGTATTGCATGGCTTGCACAGCAGCAAGCGCAGCTCGCCCGTCTCATGGCAGTGGTCAACGCACAAGCGTTCCGACCTTTTGCCGTATCCGCCAGGCCTTCCGCAGATCGCGCACTTGCCACCCTGGCGCTCAAGCATCTGTTCGTACTCCTCGATCGTGATGCCGTAGAGCGCTTTGAGGTTTGCGTTCTGCGTCATGCGCTTGTTCGCCTCCCTGCGGGCAGGGGTCTTGGCGTAGGCCTGCAGCGTCTCTGGGTTGGCCTGCCTCCACTGACGGTTCCGCTCAAGAGTCGAGCAGCGGCGAGCCTCATCAGCGGCATAGCGCTCACGCTCAACCCGATTCCAGTCCACCTGCTGGCGCCACTGCTTGTTGAGCGTGGACTGGCAGGGGCGACAGCGCCAGCGCCAGCCCTTGGGCGATTCCTTGGCCTTGACCTGTGACTGCAGCCCGCCGCACTTTGGGCACACGGGCGCAAGCGATAATTGCTCCATCGGTCCACTCAGCCTGGATTGATCACGACCCAGGAGCTCGAACTCGCTGGGTCACCCAATTATGGCCCACAGGTGGGCTACACACCCTCCGCTGCGGATAGGGCCTGCTGGAGAGCACGCTGGAGTTGCGTGCGCTTGTCCTCCACCAGGTGGAAGGAGGACACGTAGCAAGCCACTTCAATGCCGCGATGAGCCATGGACACCCGGATGCAGTCGTGTTCCAGCTGCTCAGTCTCCAGCGGCCAGGTCATCAGGGCTTGGTGCCGCCAGGAGTCGTACCACCAGTGCCACCACCGGTTGGTGCAGGTGCTGCGGCCTTGTAGTCAGGGGCCACGTAACCCTTGTAGCCAGTGGCTGCTACAGCAGCTGCAACCACTGCCTGAGGGGCAGCAGGGTTCCCCTCCAGGTGCAGAGCCAACCGCTGAACGTTGGTGAGATACATGGCACTGGTGCAATGCAGTCATTGTGCCGCCATGAAGAAGGCCCCTACCACCGAAGTGACAGGGGCCTTCCCAACAACCACGGACCCAGAGGGACCATGCACAACCAGGGAACCACCCCTGATCGCATGGGCAGCGTAGGTCAGCGGGACCGGGTGTAGCTGCGGACAGGCCAGCACTTGCTGGAGTTGCAGCGGGTGTGAGCACGGACAAACACAGGGCCGCCTGTGCTGGCTGTGGCGGCAGGCAGGTAGGTGCTGACGCGCAGTGACTGGTTCTCAGCGCTGTGCCCAGCGAACTGGGCCATGCGGCCAAGGCTGCAGTCCTTCACCAGGTGCGCATACTCCTCGACATCCATGCCGAGCACAGAGCCGTTCCAGTCTTCGCTGGGGGACGCGGCCGCGGCCTTGATGTAGCCGCCCTGGCTTGCCCACTTCCCCCCGTAGGGGTTGAACAGCTTGATGTCCTGGGTGACCCGGCAAACCTTGTCGGCCTTTTCCTTGAGGCCATGGACGTGCAGTGCACGCATGAACTCGCTGTGCTTTTCCTGCTCAGCAGCTGTGGGCTTGCGGCAGACGTAGGTGGGCTTGCTGATGAGGCCGAGCAGTGGGTTGTAATCGCCCGCAAAGCAAGGACGGACCGGAAGCGGCGCGACTGCTACAGGCTTGGGCAGAGGCTTGGCGACCAGCGGTGCAGGCAGAACTGGCGCTGGGGGAAACCGCAGAGCAGGGGCGGCCAAGACAGGAGAAGCCGTCAGCAGTGCGGCCGCGGCGGCAAGGGCCTTGATGGCGATGGTCATGGTCAGTCGGTGGTTGTTGTCCTCCAACTATGCACAGGTGGGACCTAGGTGTCAAGCACTAGGCTTCTTGGAACTGCTTCATCGCCAGCCCGATCGCTGCTGATCGACCCGACTGCACCACCCACGGATTCAGCAGGTAGTACCGCCTCCCGGTCCCCTTCTCCTGAATCAGCCGCAGCAGGTGCTCGCGTTTCAGCCGACCCAGCGCTGCCCTCACCTCCGATGGGTTCGCCTGCAGATCCTCCGCAAGCTGGTCGGCTGTCACGTGGATCCGGTTGGTGAACGTGTCCGTGTGACGCATCAGGGCGATGAACACCCCTGCATCGCGTGGCTTCAGCTTCCTCTCGCCCAGCAGGACCACAACCTTCTCTAGGTCCTTCAGCTGCAGCATCACGAACCTCGCTGCTTCGGTACTGTTCATTTGGGTGGTGCATGGTGATTCCCCGTGTGCGCCAGCCGGCTCCTGAAACCCATCACTGGTTTTTGCCGAACCAGTGGTGGCGAGCCGTCTCGACAGAAATACTTTGCACATCTGCAGACCTAGGCGTCAACCCCTCCCCTCCAGGAGCCACCTATTTCCCAGATCCTTTATTGATTTCTCTAGGTGGAACCGATCACCACCCCCAGGAGAGCAAAGCTCGACCCCCCAGAGACGCTTCCTCCGACACCGCTTCGCGCTGTCTCCCCCTCCGCCCCTGGGGGCATCGCGTCCTAGGTGCGCTCACCTATCGAGCAGTTTGGGGTCGCGCGATGTGGCGGCATCCCCCAGCGCGGTGCGGACGCAGTTCCCCCATGGCCCCTATGCGTTTCTCTAAGAGCGCTGGCGAGGCTGCTTGGTGTGCTGACACCTGAGCCCTGGTTGAGGCCCTTTGCAGGCGATTCCTGAGGGGTCTCAGCAGGTGTGCGGCGACTGAGGCCACCCGGGGCAGGCGTGGCCTCACTTGTCAGCGGATTGAAGATGCGATGACACCAGGTGAGGCCATGCCCAGCGGTGGCGGGCAGGGGCTGGCAGCGGTCGAGCAGCTGGCGTGCTGGCTGGGGGCGATGGCAGCGGATGCCTGAGGGGCGTCAGGTCCGTGCCGCATTACGACGCACGCCCACCCTGCATGCACTTGTCACAGGTGGGATGCAGTTGCTAGAACGGTGCACAGGTGGGACGCAGCTGGTCTGCGGACTGCCCCCAACAACCACTGAGGCTGATGGCCATGAGAACGGATGAGCGCGGGTGTGTAGCCCGATTTGTGTACGAGGCATTTCCTGTCTGGGTGTCTGAGCGGATGGCTGCACTGGGTGCTGGTCGTCAGCGTCGTCGTCAGCAGCGTGCGAGCTGGAAGCAATGGCAAGCGGGTGAGGCGCGTCGCAGGCGGGTGATCGAGGCGATCAAGGGCCCTGAGGGCCGCTGGGTTGACCAAGTGGTGCGGGGGCTGTGATGAGGAGTTCGATTGCTGCTGCGTTGTTTGTTCTTGGTGCGAGCACGTCGTGTTTGGCGTTGGCAGTGCCTGCGGTTGTTGCTGGCGTGCTGGTGATAGCTGGAGGGCGATGGGAATGAATGGCCGCGAGGATTTCCTGCGCATGGCTCACTTCCTCGCCCACCTGCGAACCAGTGGCCGTGGTGTGCCTGTTAACGCTGCTGAGGCCTTGCTGCTCATTGCTGGTGGCGTTGATCACGTCACCGACCTGGGCGCTGCAATGACCGATGAACAGGGCCAGCCCCTCTCAGGCAGCACTGCAGCACGCCTCGTTGGCTTGCTCAGGGGTCGCGCCCGCTACGCCCATGGCAAGTGGATTGAATCGCCCTTCTCCCTGGTGGAGATCCGCAGACACCCTCACCGCCGCGGCCAACAACTCAGGCTCAGCGAGCAAGGCCAACAACTGATCAGCCAGTTCTTCCCCAACGCAATCGCCCATTCAGGTGATGCAACCATGCAGCGCGTAGGTGTAGAGCTGACCACCTGCGACGAACACTGAGACATGCCTGCACACCTTCTCCTGTCTGCCGAGTGGCCTGATCGCCAGTGCTGGCAGCACTTCTCCCTGTGGTGGACGCCTGGCAAGCGACCCATCCCATTGTCAACTCAGTGGTGTCACACTCCTAGGAGCTACCACCGGTCAGGCCCATGGATCAGCGTCTCTTGGGGCGTGCTCTGGACCTGTTTGCAGTGCTGGACCCGACTCACCTATACGCCCATCACATCCAGGTCTTTCTGCTCGTTGCCCAGGAAGGTCCTTGCACGCTCAAGGTCATCGAAGACCGATTGAACCTCTCAGGCAGCGCTGTCAGTCGCACCGTTCAGGCCCTTGGTTCCATCAATCGCAAGGGCCATCCCGGCTTTGATCTGGTCACCGTTGAACGGGATCCCAGAGAAGGCAGACGCTTCCTGGTGATGCTCACCAGTCGTGGTCATGCCCTGCTCAGACAGATCGAAGCGCTTTGATCACCCATCCAACAACCACCTACCACCATGCCCGGTTCCGTTCGCCGTACACCCACTGGCTGGCTGGCTGATGTCAGCGTCAATGGTGTTCGCAAAACAGGTCTGTGCAAGACCAAGGCAGAAGCCCTCGCACGCAAGCGTGAGCTGCTCGAGGCGCTCGTCAACCTGGATGCCACACCAACAGGCCTATCCCTGTTCAGCCTCAAGGATGCCCGTCAGCTGTCCTTGCAGGTCCGCTGGGCTGGCACAGCAGGTGAACGCACCGCTGCCATCTACAGCCAGGCCGTGCTCGATCACTTCGGTGCTCACACCCTCCTCTCTGAGATCACAGCAGCTGGCGTGGATGCCTGGCGCCGCAAGCTGCTGAGCTCTGGCAACCGACCCGCCACCATCAACAAGAAGGTGTCAGCACTCAAGGCGATGCTCGCTGATGCCCACCTGCGCGGGCACCTGGCAACAGTGCCGAAGCTGCCCCCTCAGCTCAAGCTGCAGAACACCAAGGACCGCGTGTTCTCTGATCAAGAGGTGAAGCTGTTCTGTCATTGGTTCCAGCAGGCTGGTCACCCTGCAGCAGCTGACCTGCTGGTCTTCCTGCTCGAGACCGCTGCTCGCTGGGGTGAAGCTGAAGCCCTCAAGGGTGATGACGTGGACCTGATCAAAGCCCGCGTCACCTTCTCCAAGACCAAAGCCAACCGGGTCCGCTCAGTGCCGCTCACCAGACGTGCCCTGCAGGCCCTGGAAGGCCACATGCCTGCACTCGGTAGCCATCGGGTGTGGCCGTACACCTACGCCCAGTTCAGGCGCCTGTTTGAGGCAGCCAAGGAAGCGATCGGACTGGGTGATGACGAGGCGCTCAGCTTGCACTGCACTCGGCATACTTGCGCGAGCAAATTAGCAACCAGCGGTATACCTCTTCATCAGATTATGGCTTGGGGCGGATGGTCGTCTCTTGCAAGTGTTCAGAGATATTTGCACTTACAAACGGATGCTTTGTCGGCTTGCGTATCAGCGCTCGAGGGCTAGCAGGGGCGGTAGAATCTGGCTCGATGGCTGCTGACACACCATCGGCATTGCCCCGGCCTCGGCTGGGGCTTTGCTTTGGGCGTTGACGACTGCGGTGCACCAGTGCAATCCTTCTGGTGTGTCAGCAACCAATCGAGGATGCTCAGCTTTACGCCGGCACCGCAGTCGGAAAGCTTTGACTGGGACCCGTCACAGTTCACGCTGAAGCCTGACGGGACCTTCCGCACTTCAATCCGCTGCATGGCCGCCATGGCGGGGGTGGATCAAAGCTCATTTGGGCGCAGTCTCAAGTCGGCTGAGGCCGAGAATCAGCTTCCCTGCGCCAGATACCTTCTGGCACAGGGCTTTTGCCCCGAGGCCGTATCCAGTTGGGGTGAGACGGGTGGGGTCCCGGAGGCGGCGGTCCCATTCATCCTTGAGCATTACTCCAGCGCCAAGTCACACGCTGGTGACAGCGAAGCCGCCAACGGCAAGGCGCGGCGGGCTCGGCTTTTGCTGCTCTCATTCGCTCGCGTCGGGGTGAACGCAGTGCTGCGGGAGAAGCTGGGACTGCCGCCACTGTCCCAGGTGCGGGACACTCGGCCACCAGCTCTGCCCGAGGCCAGCCCATACATGAAGGCAGCGGAAGACATCGGGCAGATGTACGACATCCTCAAGGCTCGATGCCCAGAGCTGATCTGCGACCGCTGGAAACTCGAGCTGAAGCGGGACATGAAAGTCCTGATGACGGCGACCCTACAAGGGACAGCCGGGATGATTGCAGGCGCAAGCAACGTCCTGTCACCGGCAGAAAGGCTCCCGCGCTTCTTGGGCAAAGCGGTTGACCCTGAATGCCCTTTAACGGTTGTGGAATGGGCAGCGGCGTACCTAGACGCAGGCGTAGCAGGCATTGTCAACAAGTACGACCGCTCTGTCGGGACAAGAACTCACAAGCACTATCAGGACAGGCACAACGAAGAGGCACCCCAAACAAACCACCTCTCAACAAAACAAGAAGAGGCGAGGCGCCGACGGGGTCTAAGCCTGTTTGGCATTGCGAAGACTGGGTTTGCCTGCACACCGCGCATGTATGCGCCGCCCGACTGGGACCTGATCGTCAGGGCCTTACGCGAGCTGGGACACATCACTCCAGACAAGGCGGCCGAGTTCATGGCCGAATGCCAGCAGTTCCGGCAGGGCATGGACTTCTAACCCATGCTCACCACCCTCCTGATCGCTCAGCTGGTGTCGCCCGGTCCCTACTGCGGTGACAACTTCGGCACCATGATCCGACCAGAAGACGCACCCTTCACCGGTTGCTTCCTGCCCTCATGGTCTGGCCAGGGAGGTGCTGTCATTCGAGAAGACCCTTACTCACCTGGTGGGTACAGAGCAACGCCAGTCACGCCAGCACCACTACCGCAGTACACCCCCTGACACTGCACTGCACAGGTGCAAGCATTGGGCTGGCGTCGCTGGCCCCTCTCGTGATTCAAGACCAGCTGATCAGCGCTGATACCTGGCTGGATGTGCTGCTCTACTACCGCGGTGCACCACATCAACAGCAAGCAGCACTGCAGTTGTTCAACGCCATTCGTGAACTACACGGTGGCGCTTGCATCCTCAATGAACACGCTGAATGGCTTGCCACCTATCGCTCGAGGGACAAGCTCGTCCACGACTTCATGCACCCTGATGGTCACTAAATGCTCTTTACCGTCTGCATCCCCCCGCCACCGCCTGTCTCCGCCCCAGTGGAACAGCTCAGCACGTGCCGTAGCTTCCATAGCGCTGAAGCACTCCAGCGTTGGTTGCAGCAGCAGGGAATAGAAGCCACCTGCGCTGCCATGAATTGCGGAGACTGGAGGTGGCCTTGAAGCGTGACACCCTCCGGCTCAGCCCACACCAATCCATCGAGACCGGCCGGGATTGGAATGGCCGCTACTTCATTGCCTACAGCGGTGGTGCCAGCGTCTTCATCCGTGACATCGCTGAACTACGCCGTTTCCTGAAGATCCCCAAGTCCATCCCGATGCGGGAAAGCCTGGAGTCCTGGCTGACCAGCTTGGCTGATATGGATGCCCAAAGGAAAGGCGCCAAGACCCCAGAAGGTCTCAGCGCCGAGCACCTGGCCACAGGCTTTGGCCCTGAGGCCCACGCCGATGAGGGTGAAGACCCTACGGCTAACACCAAGATGATCACATGATCAACTTCCTCCTAGTTGTCCTGCTGGGCTCTGTCCTCATCAACGTGTTGCTCGTTGCGTTCCGGTTGGAGGATGAACGGTGGACACGGGACGTTGATCGGCGGAACCGTGAACGTGATCTGTGGAATCGTTGGCGGGATTGAATACACCCACCCGCAATAGGTGATCATCGTTCTGTTGGTGGGTGTGGGTTGGCGAGAAGGGCAAGGATCACCTCAAGCCAGCGATTGAGATTGTTCTCTGCACGTTGCCGCACCTCAGGGCAGACATCGGTGAACTTGATTGCATCCTTGATGGTGGTCTCCTTGCGGAGGGTTTCCATTTCATTCAGCAAGGCACGTTCACAGAAGACCAAGCTCTCACGGTTATAGAACACACTCCCCAACATCAACACCACCAACAACCCCAGCAGGACAGTGGTGGGGGTGATGCGGGGGAGGGGCATCAGTCGCCACCAAGGCGGCCATGGCTGGATCCACCAGCGACGATCTTGTTGTCAGAAGGGCGAGAACGGGACATGTCAGTTCACCTTGATGTATGATGGGTCAAGTAGAAGAAGGTTCAATGCACCTCCTCCAGTCGGACTGGACCGACATTCCAGGCTTTGAAGGGCGCTACGCCGTTGACAG